CGGCCAAAGACATCACAATCCTTTGCGTGTTGGACGCAGACGGCGAAATAGCGGTTGCTGAGTTTAAGACAAACGGCGCTTTTTTTATCGCTGACACATCCGACCTTGTAGAGTTTGGCGAGGCGCTCCAGATCACCAACACCAAGCGCATGAAAGATGGCGCAACGCCAGAAGAAAAAATCAACGTGGCGCGCAAAGATTACTTTGGCAGCGCCTAACACAACACGGGGAGCTGCGGCTCCCCACTATCACTTAGAAAAGAATATACCATGAAATATAAACTATCAGATAAAATTAGGTTTGATGCGTCACCAAAAGGCGAAATCATGCTGAAGGATTTAGTCGGACGTTATGTATATGTCCCATTAGGAAAGGCAGCTAAGACAGTCTGCCTAGATCACGTTGCCTCTGATGACACAGATAATGTCTTTTACAATCGTGATGAAAGCATAGGGTTTGACATAAATTATATTTGGCAGTGCCTTATATATACAGATGAAGAAAGATCTCACTTTAGAGATTTTTATGAGGCAGCCAGAGATAAACAATGGGGAACACGCTTATGACAATCGACGAAATCAAATCCGCAATTGCCAAAGAGACCAGTTTCATTGACAATAAATTAAAGGTCATTGACGAACTGAAAAAATACTATGGAGAAGGTGTCCGATCATCATCGGCCAGCGCCGACATAGGAATGGAAGCAGCCATGCTGCAAACCGCAATTGCGACCCGCAAAAACTTTGAGCAGTTACTGAAGGAGATGACAGATGAAAGCTGATTGGGAAGACTATGTAATTATCATTAGCGCGTTTTTCGCTGCAAACGCATGGATCGCAGGCATTGTATGGGGGTGGTGGTGAGCGAACTAACTCCTGCCGATCAGGCCATACTGCAATACCTGCGCACTCAAGTGGATCGCCTGCAAGACGAGCGGTATCGGCAGGACGCGAGGCCGAGCATTGTTAATGAGCTTCAGATTGCCCAGCGTGATCTGAAGAAATACACATCTGACCTTAGAAAAAAAGGATACAATATATAATGGTCAAAGTAGTAGACGTTGAAATAAACGTCATGTCATTTAAACGCGCATTTAATCGGGAACCCACTGAGGCAGAGATGGGTGCCTTGATGAGACTGAACGCCAAAAGAAACGAAAAGCAATGCGGCGGCAAGAATACAATTGAAAAGATCGACAGGCGCTTGGCGTCTGCATCCAAGGCTCGGGATTACATTAAGAGCCAGCCGCTCAAGCGCAACATTGTAGTCACCCGCACTGCTTGGTCTGTTAATTACCTGCTCAAGTTAGACTTGAACAAATCACAAATCATGGACGTTCTGCACATAAGTGAGATCGCTTATGATCGGGCCGTCAAGCAATACAATCTGCCGCGTGACGGGATTGAAAGAAGGTTTAAAAATGACAAGAGATGAAATACTGAAAGAAGCCGCGCGCATAATCAGCACCGAAAGGGCTGACGATTATGGGCCGGCAGATGAATCGTTCAAGCGCATTGCTCGGCTTTGGACATCTTATCTTGATGTGGCTGTTAGTCCTATGGATGTTGCCAACATGTATATACTGAGCAAGGTGCAGCGTACATTAACGTCACCAAGCAAAGATGATACATGGACAGATATTTGCGGATATGCTGCATTGGCAGGGGAGATGATGACAAATGAAAAGTAAATTCACAGAACATGAGATCCACATAGCTGGCCTGGTCGGCGCCCTTGTAGGATTTGTTTCTGGAGCCGGCCTGATGGCGCTAGTCGCTATAATATTTTGAAGTCTTTAAAACTAAGTGTTTAAATTGGGTCAAATAAATACTTAGAGGTTTTTCCCCACGCGGGGGAAAACCCTCAAGGGGGGGGCGAAAAGGAAGACCAAAACTTAAATTAATCGTGTGAGTAGATAATTATGAACAAATACACTTATGATGGCAATGTTCTTACAAAAGATATGAGGCTATCGCCAGAATGGTGGGACTTCTTTTTAAGAGAATGGAGGCGATCAACTAACTCTCCAAGCCTGCAATGTATATCTAATCTTTGTGGGAACATGGTTGGCTCAAGCCAGTGCGGTGTAGTATTAAGGAGAGGTTACACCGCATCATTCGACACAAGCATAACTGTAATAGAAATCGCCTTGGCAATTGGTTACATAAAATCACATGAAAGAAAGTTTTTATACAATGCAATGAAGCACCGGCTTTCAAAAAATAGACATAAGATAAAACCCTCAGACGAAGTGCGCAATAGGATTATGAAGATGGCAGATTAATCGTGTGGATGGCTTGATGGCGCTTATTGCAATTATATTCTAACAAAAACCCCCGCAACCAAAGTTGCGAGGGCTTTTGTAACTAACGACGAGTGGTGACCAAACCTCCCGCTATGAATAAAAAAATCTTACTTTGATTTCTAAATCATTGCAAGATAAAATATCGTGTGAGTGGCCGTTGATATTTAAAAGATTGGCGCTTTTTTGTAGCAACGTCACCGAGGTAAACAACCGCCCAATTGGGACAAAGCGATTTGTATTGTGATGATAGCCACTCACCAGAGACTTATAGCAGCGCACTAAATTGGTTCAACCTCTTTATGCGCTGCTTTTCTTTTTATTCATCATGGAAATTCGCTTGCCTTTTGCAACGGCTTCGCTCTTCGATGACGCGCCCCAGGCTTTCAAAGATTTAAGCAGCGGCGTGTCCGTGCCATCCTTGTTCTTTGTCGGCCCAGGCATCTTGCCCATGCGTTGCAGGAAGGCTGCGCGCCGGCCACTGTTGCCGGTTCTTTCTGGTGGCCGGCTCATGCTACGCAGTCCTGTTCATTATTGACTTCTTTTTCTTCGCGGTCTTCTCGCTGTCCTTGAAAGCCTGCGCTGTTGGTGCGCCTGGTGAACCAGGTTTGCGCATCTTCTCCCCAGATCCAGCGGCAATGCGCTTTTTCTTTTTGTGAATGTTTGAGTACAAACCATCTTTAGCCATTTAACCATTCTCCTACGTTAAAGCCTGGGCAGGCTTTGCTTGCATAATCATTGTGACCCGAGACCGTTTCAATCTTTGGGTGCTTTTCTTTGTATTGTGCAATCAACTTCCGCAAAGCTTCGTCTTGCTCTGGGGTGAAGTTGTCTTCAAACTTGCCGTTGGCTATACCGCCGCGACCACCGACCAGACTTATTCCTATAGTTGTGGAGTTGCGGCCAGCAACATGCGCGCCTTTGCGATCATCTGATCGGCCATGCGCAACTGATCCATCACGATGCACAATGGCATGGTAGCCTATATCAGACCAGCCTCGTTCCTCAGTATGCCAGCGGCGGATCTCGGCAACAACATCTTCAGCCGACTTGCTCGCATACCACTTAGCGTTTGTTGCCGTGCAATGCACAACGATTTCATTTATTAGCCTCATTTTGTCAATCCTTGTTTCTTTTCATAGCTGCGCAGGCCACCAAGCCCAAGCATGCCCATCATAACAGTCATTAGGCTACCCATGTCAAATGATGGTAGCTCGGGAATTGCTACGCCAGCAACCGCAACACCGAAAACAATAAACGGCTGCAACACGAAATGGTATGCAAATGCAGCACCGCAAACCCATCCGATAAATGGACGCCACCCGCCCTTGAATACAGAACCGCTGGCCGCTTCAGCTTTGTTGACCTCAACCTGCGCAAGCATCGCTTCCTGCGCGTGCTTGTCGGCCATCGTTGTTAGGTCATGGGCCAACTGTGCCGCTTGATCTTTGTCTTGAATGAACTTGCCAGCAAGCTCAGTAGCTGGTCCTATCAGTGTGCTAAGTATGCCCATTACTTTCTCCCCATCCATGCCGTTGCGCCCATAAACGCGCCAACAATGCCAGCGCCACTAATGTAGAATAGATTGCTTATATCGCTAAGTGCTGTGACGCGATCCAAAGGTATAAAGAACATTGTAACAGTAAACACCGCCATGCCTATCAGTGTCCACCGAGCCATGCGAAGCTGGGCAAGATGCTTACGCAGCGCATCCTCTGTCTCCCTGATCTCTTTGGCCTTTGCCATCTCAGAGTCAGAGACAACGCCATCGCCGTCCATATCATAGGCGTCATACTTTGACTGATCTTCCAACTTCTTTGCCGCCATCTTCTACACTCCTGGCATACGCTATCGCATAATGCTTGTGATGCGTAATTATAACAACTTTTCCGTCTTTGTCATATACAACATAATTACCCTTCTTATTTTGGTATAACCTCAAAGCAGTACACCGTGGTTTGACTCGTAGTTATCAAGACTTTTGCATCTTCAAGAGCTTCTTTACACTCGTTTTCAGTAGTGAACTGATTGAGTTGATAATGCTCAATGTTGTTATTAATTACTTGGAACCAGATTAACACCCACATTACCACTTACCCTGATAGCGACCAAGATAATAAAAGCCTGTCACTATACCAGCCCCCGCAATGACAAATATAATTGCACCAAGGGTATAGTTGATAGCGTTGTCTATCATCTCTTGTTTTTTGTAAGCCTCTTCCCTGCGTATCTTACGCATCTCACCTTCTATAGCGAGAACCTCCTCCCACGCAGAGGGGCCATACGTCCATGAGATATGATCCTTAATCTCTTTACGCATAGCCTCCATCTTTTTTTTATGAGCAAAGATTTCAATAGCATTGGCGCTATTGTCAGACATCATCTTGTAGAACGGAGGGTTCTTTGTCTTGTCTTCAGCGTACTGAAAATCAGAAAAAGCGGAGCCCCATTTAGCTAGGGTTCCGCTCATTTCTTGGATGTCTTTGCCTGCACTTATACCCTGCTTTAGAATATTAAATGCGCTAGTAGCTAGACCGACCGCTGTTACCGGGTCAATCATTTTGTCAGCCCATCTTAGTCAGCACTGCTACTAAGAGTGCAATGATAAAGCCTGTTGTGCCGATCATGATTGCTTCCATGCGCTTGACGCGGCCAAACAGATCTTTGAATTGGATTCGCATTTCTGTTTGCATAGCAATCACTTCCTTTTCCAAGCCATCAATTCGCTCATGAGCCGAAGCCACTGTACGTTTATCCATCTTCTTCTTCCGTTTGTTCCAATGATTCAGCCAGCATCTTAACAAAAGCCTCACGACCCACGTTAAGCTGATCCAAGTTAAACTGCGCAGAACCTAGCTTGCGATCCAGATCATTAATGTGGTTCAGCATAGTCTTCTGTGCGTCAGTCATGTCTTCGATGTTGTATTCGATGTC